GATACCCAGAGGGCTGCACAGTGGGAAACAATTTGATCGTGTCAATCGTCATTTTTTCTCCCTCTCAAGCGCATCCTTGTACCCGTGAATTACTTTGGCTCTAATCCATGTTGAATCTGCTGACCCTGCCCATTCTGATAAGTTGTTCCAAATCACCACAAAATCTGAAGCCTTGCAATACTGTGCATTCTGGTCCAGCCACACCATCATCTCTTTGTGGCGCTGGGTTGGGTCGTGCGTTGTGTAACCAATTCCATAGAATTCTCTGACATAACACCCACTCTTTGCCACGGCCCCAACAAGCCCCAATAACAGTAACAGAATGAGCCAGCGCATTCATTTCAATCTTCTGACATATCGCTGGCTGCCAAGTTGATGCGGGTCTTCAATGCACCAATGTCCTCTGGCTTGTCTTTAAACCCAATCGCAATGTAGCCGGCAAACTTGCCTGGGTCTGGTGGGATTGAGCCTCTGCACATGAATTTAACACCCTGCTTGATGCCCCACTCCCCCACTTTAGAAGACGGGTTAAATTCCTCGCACAGCACCTCATTATTTAACATGGCCACCATGGCAGCGTTGCGATCAGCGCTTGCGTTGAAAAGGCTTGTGACAGTCCCCTCGACAGCCTTCTCTCTTGTGCCATCGGAATTGAGCGCCAGCACAGTGGTGCGGCTGTTTGTGGTCAAGTTGGCTTTGTGGATCAATAAAACAATTCCATCCACATCCTTCATCAGGCTTCTGGCCGGAATGATCAATTGCTCTTGCTTGGCCAGCTGGGGCATCTTGTCTTGAGTTGTGATGGCCTGCAAGATCACTTGCCTTGAGTCCCAAGCAAAGTATCCGGCAAAGGCCAGAAACGACAGCAAGATCACTGTGAAGAGCTTGAATGGGTTATCGACCCACTTGATCAGTTCAACAATTTTTCCCGCAGTTGAGTCGTCTTTTTTGGATTCTGGCTTTGGCGCTGGTGGTGCAGCAGCTGGTGTAGCCAAAGTCACATTGACTTGGCTTGCTGGTTGAGGCTTTGGCCTTGATCGTTTAACTGGTGCGACCTTGGCCGCTGCTCTTTTAACTGGTGCTTTTGTCATTTCATTGCCCAAACAATAATGTATGTGGACCAGACCACAAGGGCCGTGATGCAGACCGCAGCGATAAATGCCACGGCCCAGTCTTTCATAGCCCGAAAATCTTTTTGACGAATTCGGCAGCCACACCTGGTCCAAGCAAAACGGCCAAGATTGCTGCATAAAGCAGATATTCAATCTTGGTCATTCGCCTATCACCTTCTTTTAAGGTGTTGGCAATGGAGTTATATCGCTCGGCACAAATGGCCTCATGCACCGCTAGGCGCTTGTCAGTGTCGGCATCCATGGCTCATTAAGGCGCGTCAGGCCATGTGATGGTCCATGGGAATCCAGACTGGCCAGTCACATCGCGCAGTGCCTGGCGATAAGTAGCCCAGGCTGCATCCAGTGTGGTTGCAGTCTCAGCAGCCTTGATCACGCGCCAGTCACTTTCAGACAACTTAGTGTCCCTAGTAGCACGAACACTCTTAGCCTGTTCAGCATCCTTCTGAGCCTTGTATGCAGTCTCATGCTCAAGGGCTGTAGTTGTTACGCCATCGACAGTCGTATCTGTAAACACAGGGCCAAGGATGTGCTTTGTGTACCACTTGCCATCTACTTGCTCAACACCAGAGGCTTGAGAGTATTGGTAAACAGTACCACCAGTAGCTTGTGGGCCTTCAAAGACTACATCAGCACCCAAAGCATCTAAGACTTCAGTTGTTGTTATGTCCCATGATGGGCCACCATTGGCTTTTGTGTATGCACGAAATTCACTTTCGTACATTACTTGTCCAGTTGATTGAATTCGTACTTGCATGATTTTTCCTTATGCGATTGCCAAGAAGATGTATGAACTTCCAGATGCGTTTATATTTGTATCTGATGTAACAATTTCAAATCCAGTAGAAGCTGTATAAACCCAATTGGTGTTTGTTTCTCCGTCAGGATTGTTTAAAAATAATCTAGGGTCTGTCCCTGCTGTCATTCCTCTGGAGGTGTCCCAAACAAACCAACTAGAAGTTGCACTTGTCTTTTTAATCATTACAAATCTTGCGCCACCAGTAAAACCACAGTTTATTGTTTGTGTTGACCCATTTCCTGTGTATGAACCTACTTTAGAAACACCAGCACAAGTGGCAAATAAATAAGCTACATACGTTGCCGCACTTGTGTTAACTTCTGATGCAGTACCAATACTAAAAACAGAACTTGTTGGGGTTGTACTGTTCCATCTAGTTGCTCCAGTTGCTTTAGCGGCTGTTGTATTTAAAACTAAATACTCTGTATTTGCTAATCCGCTTGAATATATTTGCCAGGCAGTTGCGCCAGAACGTCCTTTAACAATTATTAATTCAGGTACAACACCCAAATTGTGCGTCACAGTTGTTGCAGTTCCTGTACCTGTATAGCAAACAACATCAAAGAAATTAGGCGCACGACTAAAGTAATAATTCAACATATCACTTGATGTTGCATTACTACCCCAACTTGAATCATAGGTAAGATATTTACTTCCTGTCATCAAATCAAAAGCAAGACTTTGAACTGAATCTTGTGCAGTTGTTCCTTGGTCTAAATAACCACCGCCTCTTAATCTATCCCACCTGGTTTGGAAATCACCAACTCTGCGTAAATGCCACATGGTATCTGCGGGGTTCATTCCACTAGCAGTAACTGTTTGTCCAGCTGCACCAGTTCCTGTGTATAAAACAGGTTTAAAAACACTTGTCCCACTCGTAGGCACTTTCATTGGGCCTCTACGAATTGATATGTAGATAAAATCAGACGAACTACTGCTGTTTGCAATGAAACCAGTTGCAGTTGGTTGCGTATAATCTGCACCAGTAAGTTCAGCGTCTGACAAATTAGGTCTTAAGGCTGCGCCTCCAAAAGTTCCAGGCGTTGTCATTCCCCTCATGTTGTCAACAAGAAACCAATCACCTACTCCACTAGAACGCTTCCACAAAACCCATTGAGGCTCATACCCAAGAGTTACTGTTCCAACACCAGAGCCATTAGTAGTAAATGTCCCACACGAAATCACATTGTCTGTACCAGTCAGACCAAAGCCTCCTGCGTCATGGGCGAATAGGTAGGCTACATAGGTATCACCATTTGCATTTACACCAGAATATGCGCCACCTACACCAAAATCTGTGCTTGTTGGAGCAGAAGTTCCCCAAAAATTTGTATCACCCGTAGTCACACTAGAAGTGCCATTCAGAATCATGTAGGCTTCTGTAGTTGGTGTGAGGCTACGATGCCACGCATACCAATTTCGTGCTGTGCTTGTGCATTTAACAATGATAAATCCTGGAGTGCTACCCAAAGAATGTGAGATTCTTCTATTAGTTGCATTGCCCGTATAAGTCACAATATCAAAGAACTTTGGTTGCTTGCGGAATGTCCATGAGGCGTAGTTGTCACCACTCCAATTCCAATCACCAACAACTGTGTCTGCAGTTAAAGAAAACCCTGTGGTGTTAAACGCAGAAATAATTGATGTTGTTGTTTGAGCAGTAGTAGTGTTTGAAGATACAAACTTGTTGCCGCCTCTTATTGTGTCAATTAACAGATGTGGAGGAGTTGCAACCCTGTCTTTAATCCAAACCAATCCACCCTTAGTAGACAAGTCAATGCCATTTGTAATGGTCTGAGTTGTTCCATTGCCTGTATAAAGATACGTGCTAAACACTTCTTCGATATAAGCTGGCACAACAGGAACACCACCACCAAAGGCATCGTAACTAGCCGCACCAGAAGTTGCTTGTAATGGCATGGTTTAAGCCTTAAATTGTGTGTTGCTTGCCAAGACTGTGAAAGTCGCACTACCTGTCTTGATAATCAAATATCTGTAGCTATCAATGCCACTTGCATTTCCCGCAGTAGGCGCACCACCTAACCACCTTGTCGTAACTCCAGAAGTCGTGCCATCAACTTGCACAGCAGAGTTATAGTAAGCCGTAGAGCCTTGAGTGACCAAGAAAGCCACAGTCATTGATTGACCTGTACTCATCAAAGTGTTCAAAGATGTACCGCTAGAGCCTCTGAAGTTAACTGTCCAGTTAGCACTTGCGTTGCTTGTGTAATACAAAACAGATTGAGTTGTAATGTCGTAGTTAATCGTGCCTGTGGCTGCTGTTGCAGATACTGTAGCTACCTCTGCTGCATCGTTTAGAACAATGGCTGTTTTGCTGCTAGAGCCAGAAAATGTGTTTGTGCCTGTAAAGGTCTGATCTGCTGACAGTACAGCATCACCAGTGGCAGCAGCTGCAAAACCCAATGTCCCAGAGCCGTTTGTCTTCAAAACATAATTGGCTGTGCTGTCAGCCGTGGGCAATGTGAATGCAGTGACAAAGCTCTGCAAGTTGGAGTCATAGGCCAGCACATCAGTGCCAATGGCCACGCCAAGCGCTGTCCTGGCTGCTGATGCAGTAGCGCCACCAGTTCCACCTTTTGTGACCTTTAGCACTGGACCAGCATCAAACAATGCGTCAATTGTGTCCAGATCGGTATTGATCTTCGTTCCCCAGGTGTCGGTGGATGCACCGACTTCGGGTTTGGTCAGCAATAGATTCGTGGTGGTTGTATCAGCCATTTTTCACCTCATGCGGCAATTTGCCAAGATTCAC